ACAACTTAGGCGAAGAGTTCTGGTCGTATCTTCAGAGCTTTCACGGATCACTTGAAGGTGGAACGGTTAGGTTTATCGCAGCAGAAATGATGATGAATGAACTGGGCAAGGCTTTGAAGGTTGCGGTTGATGACAATTTAGAGGCTTATGCTGAGCTTCAGGCCGAAAGGAGTATTTAGGGTGAGTCTTCAAGTTAAAGAAATTCAGCAAGAACTCAGCAAGCCTTTTGAGGCTGAGGAAATTGAGTGGCGCATAAATAGAAAGGGCTTCAATAATGGTCACCCTTGGGCCGTTGCTATTCCGTACATAACAAGCCGAGCAGTTCAAGACCGTCTTGATAGCGTGTTTGGACTTGGTGGATGGCAGAATGAAGTGAGAATGATTACTGATAAAGGCTTTATCTCCGGCATTAGTATAAAAATCAATGATGAATGGATTACAAAGTGGGATGGCGCTGAAGGAACTACGTCTAACGGTATGGATCTTATTAAGAGCGGAGCCTCAAACGCCCTTAAGCGTGCAGCTGTATTACTTGGTATTGGTCGATACTTGTATGACCTTAAGGAATTTTTTGTTAAGTGCGAAAAAACAACAAGCTATAACCACGCTTACGGGAATGTCTATAAAGATAAGCAAAATAATAACCAGTTAGTTGCTTGGAAAAATCCAGACTTGCCGGAATGGGCTTTACCTGGTCTTGATATTGAAAAGTATATCTCTGATATAGACCTTGCTGAAACTGACGAGGATCTTGATAAGGCCTATAAGTTCGCTATGCAGGTTGCTAAAACACACAACAGTAAAAAAATGGCTGATTTAATAAAGGCTTCTGGCCCTAAGCGCAGACAGGAATTGAAAAAGAAGGCCGAGTTAAATATATCAATTGATACAAATACAATAAGCGCATGGCTAACCACTCAAATCGACGCATTCAGCATGGTTCCTTATGAGTCTTCAGTGGTATCTCTTCGTGACACTGTTCTTGAAGAAATTGAGATTAGAACTAAGGGAACAATGGTTGATTTAACGCCATTAAAAAAACGAATTTCAATCGCTTTTGATGAAGCAGTCAAGGCACTAGGAGAAAAGTAATGGACGAGACTAAAAAAGCACCGGCAAAAGTGGAAACTATCACCGTTGAAGGACTTCTTAAAATAAAAAAGAACAGCGTTATTAGTGTATTCAGTGATGAAAAGAAAATTCAGCCTTATATTGATAAGGTTAGAAAAGAAGCTCTTGTTGTAGACATAGACCTAAAAACTAAAAAAGGTCGTGATTTGATAGCTGGCGCAGCGTACAAGGTATCGAAGTTTAAAACAGGTTTAATAAAGCAGGCGATAGACCCTTCAGTTGCAGAGTACAAGGCAGCGATAAAGAGTGTTGCTGGTGGTAAAAAGTTCTTTAGTGAGTCGATGGATGATCTACGTGATGAGATTAGAGCGCCACTTACTGAGTGGGAAGCAGCTGAAAAAGTTAAAGAAGAAAAGCGCATTAGTGATATTAAAGAAAGTATTTCTAATATTATTAGTCTTGGTGATCCAGTAAACCCCAGTGAAGACCTTGAAGACAAAGAATACTTAGCATCAATGCTTGATGCGGTTGAAAACATTGATTGTACAGATGGCTTTGATGAATTTACTCAAGACGCTCTACAAGCCAAGGCAGCTGCTAAAGAATCTTTATCTAAAGCGCTTAACGGTCTTATTCAGAAAGAGATTGAAGAAAAGAGCCGCCTTCAATTGCTAGATCAGCAGAAAAAGCTTGATGAAGAAAAAGCGGCTATTGAGCTAAAGACTCAGGCACAAGCCCGATTGAATAAGCTAATGATGATACCTATCGAGCTAATTGGAAAGTCATCAGAAGATATTCAGTTAAAAATTAACTCTCTTATCAAGTATGAAGTTCCTAAAAGTGAATTTGGTGACTTGTATGAGCAAGCCTGTGAATCAGTTAAAACGGTTATTACTCAGCTTGAAGGAATGCACCAGCAGCAAACTCTTGTTGAAGATGCAAAAGCAAAAGATTGCACTAAAGCTCAAGAGCTTGAAGAGGCGAACACTTCAACTCGTCAAGCGATGGATATTCAAAGCCAGCAAGAATCTAGTGTTCCAGTTGTAGAGCGGGTTCAGAAATCTGAAGCTGATCCAAGTGTGAAGAAGTTCAAATTACAGGTTGAGTGGTCTGGTTATTCAAGAGGCTATTCAATTTATGAGGTTGAGGCTAAAGATGAAGAGTCTGCTAAAAAGTTTTTTTATGAAGGAAAAAAGCTTGATCATGTTGTTGTAAGAGACGATACCGAGTCACAAGAAGTAAATATCATCAACTAATTAACCTGGCGGTGTAATAGCCGGCATAACAAAAGAGATTGTCATGAAATTAATACTCCCATTTGACACAGAAACAACAGGTTTACCGAACTGGAAGGTTCCATCTGATAGCGAAGATCAGCCGCACCTAGTTCAGCTTGCCGCCATTCTTTGTGATGAAGAGACAAGGGAAGTAGTTGAAGAGCTCGACGTTATTATTAAGCCTGATGGGTGGATCATTCCTGATGAAGTTGCAGAGATTCACGGGATAACCACTGAAAGAGCAATGGACGAAGGCATTCCAGAAGTTGAAGCGCTAGAAAAATTCCTTGGTTTGTACAGTAAGTGCCATCTTCGAGTTGCGCACAATACGGCTTTCGATAACCGTATTATTCGTATTGCCTTGAAGCGTTACTTGCCAGACCTAATCCCTGATGATGTTTGGAAAGACAAATCAGCTTACTACTGCACATTGATTAATGCTCGCAAGATCATGGGTGGGAAAAGTGGCCATACACTTGAAGAAGCTTATCTTCATTTTACCGGAAAAGAGTTGAAAAACGCCCATAATGCTATGGCTGACACCAAGGCATGTATGGAAATCTATTTTGCTATGCAGTCTCAGCAATAATCTAAACAAACCGACTCAGGAGAGTTGTTATGCCAGATACAGAAGTTAACGAGTTCCTTGGAGAACTTGACGGAGGTGTGCTAGAGAAAAAGCTTGCGCACATTATCAGTGAAACCGCACTCGCTACCGTAGTTCATGGTGGCGGCAATCGGAAAGGTAAGGTTACTCTTGAGCTTACATTCCAGCAAGTTGGTGACAATGAGCAGGTTATTGTTTCTCATAAGCTCGCACAGTCAGCGCCTACCAAGCGCGGCAAGCAAATGATGGAAGACACAACTGAAACCCCAATGTTTGTTGGTAGGGGTGGTGTTCTTTCAATCTCTCCACCAAAAGAAGATAACAATGGTCAGTACGACCTTAAGCAAGAAAGAGATGGACTTCGCCAGGTAAAGTAACCTGCCAATGCAAAGGTAAGCCCTGGCCTAATCAGGGCATCAATTTAGCAAACAGAGAGTAATTACTATGTCTATGGACAAACCAGCAATTCAGCAAATTCAAGAGTCTGCAAATATTCCTGCACTCATTGAGCAGTTAGCCGGAGCCAAAACACAAGTTCCAATATCAGTAACGCCAGATAGCATGACTATTCACAGTCTAGAAAAATTCATGCCTAAAGCGGCAAGGTATCGTCTTGTATTTGTTACCACAAGTATTGCCGACTTCATTGAGTACAATGCGTTGCATGATCAGGACGGTGCTACATGCTTTGTTGATGCTGACAGTATGAGCGCAAAAAGTATCTTTGACCTTGGCACAGTTGAAGTGCCTGGCCACAAAGAAAATACCGCCAAGCTTAAGCTAAAGAAAACCTCAGCGTTTCAGGCTATTTGCAGAATCAATGGCGATCGTATGGGGCAAAAGCAAGCCGGAGAGTTTATCGAAGACTGGGCTGATAATCTGATTGCCTTCACAAAAGAAGGTGACACAATGACGCCATTGCAGGCTGCAAGATCACTGCAAGATCTTACAATTGAGTCTGCACGCGAAGTGAACAGTAAGGTTGACGATTTTGGTGCAAGCGTTAGCGCCATGGAGCGTATAGAGGCCAAGAATCAATCAATGCTTCCTGCTGAGATTCAGTTTACTTGTGATCCGTACAGTGGATTAAAAGAGCGCAAATTCAAGCTTCGTGTTGGCATCCTAACTGGTGACGATAAACCAAAGGTCGTTTTTCGCATTCTTTGTCTAGAGACTACTGAAGAAGAAATTGCTGAAGAGTTCAAGGGTAATCTGGTTGCAGCCTCTGAAGAACTAGAATTAAAAACATTTATTGGCGAAGCCTAATCCTTTAGGCCTTGGCGGGGGCAATTAGCCCTCGTCTTTTTTAAATGGCCGTTTTTGAACGGTCAGAGCAAATACGCAAGGCGCATAGGTAAAGGGCTGGAAAGCCTGTACGTTTTAACTGACAAAAACTGAGCCGCAGAAACGGTAGCAATGTACGGGGATTAGCAAATGAGCAATGTGAATTTAATAGTTACTTCAAATAAGAGCGAGGAGCTTGTTAAAAACAAGAAACTCCCTCTTGATTTGAAAGTCATGCTCACTCAAAGCCGTATTGAAGACTGGTACGAGCACTGGAATGGACATGTTTATTTATCTTTTTCAGGCGGGAAAGACTCAACTGTTTTAGCCGACATTGTTTGGAGTATTTACCCTGACGTACCGGCTGTTTTTTCAAACACTGGTTTGGAATACCCAGAGATAGTTCAGTTTGTGAAAAAGAAACTTGCTGAAGGCAGACCGATTGTAATTGTCCGGCCAGAAAGAACTTTCAGAGATGTAGTTCTTAAAGATGGATTCCCACTGGTTAGCAAGAAAGTGGCTGAGATGGTTTCTCGGATGCAGAAACCACAAACAGACAGGAACGCCAATACCAGACGACTTTATATGACTGGAGTAAGGCGGGATGGTGTTTACGTTGCAGGCTCAAAGATACCCGAAAAGTGGAAGTCGTTAATAAATGCGCCATTCAAAATAACGAATACATGCTGTGATGCTTTAAAAAAAGACCCGTTTAAGAAGTATCAAAAGGAAACTGGAAGAATGCCTATCACTGGCGTTATGGGTAGCGAAGGTGGACGCAGAGCATTAATGGATACCTGCAACTCCTTTGATGGTAAAGCCCCTCAAAGCCGTCCAATGCTTTTCTGGGACGAAAACGATGTATGGGAATACATACGCACCAGGGATATTGATTACTGCGAAGTGTATGACGATAGGGTTATTGATGGCCGCAAAGTTAAAGGCGAGAAGCGTACCGGCTGCATGTTCTGCGCGTTCGGGGCTCATATGGAGAAAGACACTACCCGCTTTCAGCGAATGGCTATCTCCCACCCTAAGCAGTGGAACTACTGCATAAACAAGCTGGGCATGGGTAAAGCGCTGGACTTCATAGGTGTTGAATATCACCCATTGCCAGAAGAAGAACAGCTTGAATTGTTTTACGAAGCTGATCAGAAATCAGCGTAATTAATTGAAGGTAATCGAGATATGAAGCACATAAGAAAAGACTACGACCGAATACAAGATCCAGCAGGCTTAATACCTCAAGACGAGCCAGTGTTCTTAATTAGAGGTCAGGATGTAAACGCCCCAGCAACATTAGAGGCTTGGGCAGCTAACAATGATCTTGTAGGCGGTGATCCTGAGTTATCTGCCGCAGTATTACGTCAAGCGGAGAAAATGCGCCAGTGGCAACAATATCATTGCGTAAAAGTGCCTGATTGTGACTTTAATAATATCGACTTTAGCTAAGTAACTAATTGAAGGTGAGTGTACGAAATGAAAAGCAATGTTGAATTTGAAGCGGTTATTGCCATTGGTCTGGTTAGTTCCGTTGCAGTGCTGAGCCTAACTGAGACTGTAGCTACAGATTGTCACGTCAATGCGGGACAAGAAGTTGATTGCGTAAAAAATGACATTATTGATTGCGGCTCTGAAGGGTGGCTTGACTATTTACCAAATTATCCGAAAAAGATTGGGCTGTACAAAGTTACTGGCAAGGCTTACTTCACTGAAGATGAAGGCCAATACGATGAAGCAGAATTTAAGCCTCTTGAGAGAGTAACTAATTGAACGTTTTAGATCAAATTTAATTGATCGTACGAAAGCAACTTAAGAGTAATGGTGGAGTAATGGGTAAAATAGCAGATAACGTTGTTGGTATTATTGGTAAGCTGGCAGGAAAGGCAACTGCTGAAGAAGAAATAACGGCAGTAGGAACGCTTGATACTCTTCAAAAGGAGGCGCGTAAGGCTTTGAGAGAAAGTGCAACTTGGAATCAAGAGTTTCATGGCAATGAGTTGGCGGCGGTTATTGCTATGCTGATAGCTTCTCGTCAAGTCTTAAGTGATAAAGAGGCTGCGCTATCAAGAGCAATCATGTTTATTGGTTCTTTCGAGCACGATGATCAATACGGTCAGAAGGCACTTAATGTGCTGGAAGACATTAACCAGCTTCTTGTTGGTGAAACAATTAGCGAATCCATGAAAAAACAGGTGAAATAATGCAGAGTAAATTACATATTGGCACAAAACTTATTTTAGCGCAGGCAATGACTCACTTGCAGTATAACGAGTATCGAGGCTGGGAATTGCCAGAAGATGAAAACGGTGAAGACGCTGGTTTTCTGGTTGAGTATGTTGATGGTGGTAAGTCGAATCATCCAGATCATAAAGGTTATATTTCATGGTCTCCGAAAGAGGTATTTAATAATTTTTACAAATCCTCTGGTGAAATGTCTTTTGGTATGGCTGTTGAGGCAGCAAGGCAAGGTTATAAAGTTGCGCGTGCTGGCTGGAATGGGGCTGGAATGTTTGCTTATATTGTTCCGGCCAATTCATATCCCGCTCAAACTGAAATGATAGAGGGAATATTTGAAAACGATATGGTTCCTTATCGTGAGTATTTGGCGCTTAAAACTGCTCAGAACGATGTTGCTATGTGGTCTCCAAGTGGAAGCGACTCATTGGCTAATGATTGGGTTATTGTGGATTAAAATAATCGTCGGTTGCCATTGTCTGCAAAAGTCGCTTAATTGCGGCTTTTTTGCTATTGTTTGTTTATTCATTTGATAAATAAAAGCAGTTTTCAGGCGCTGAAGATGGTAGTTAAAACCAAAAATTTCAATCCTAATACAGACACAAAACTTTTGTGTACTTGCGGCCATGACGATTGTGATAAGCGATCTATAAGGCAGGCAATATTATATAGGGTTCAATTAGTCCGTGATGATGCAAATAGGCCGCTATCAATAACCTCTGGCGGAAGGTGCGAGCATCATCCTTATGAAGTTAATAAAGATAAGCCAGGCGATCATCAATATTGCGTAGCTGTTGATATAGCCTATAAAACAATATGTGAGCGTAATGAGTTGATGGTTCTTGCTGGCAGGCATGGAGCCACAGCAGTGGCTTTTGGTAAGAATTTTGTACACATGGCTTGGCGGCTTGTTCCTGATAGTCGAGTCAGAACGTGGGAGTATTAATATGAGCTTTTCACTTTTAATTGGCCCTATTACAAGCATCATAGACAAGCTTATTCCTGACAAGGTAGCAGCCGAGAAGGCTAAGTTAAAACTGATTGAGCTTGAGCAGCAGGGCAATCTTGCTGAGCTTGGCGCAATGGTTGAATTGAATAAGGCTCAAGCTGAAATAAATAAGCAAGAAGCAGCTCATAAATCACTATTTGTTGCAGGGTGGAGGCCATTCATTGGCTGGACTTGCGGTATGGGGGTGTTTTGGCAATTTGTTGGTTATCCATTGGCATCGTTTTGTGTTGCTACCTTTGCCACAGAATCAGTAGATCTTCCATCTATTCCAACAGAAAACCTCTTTGAGTTGGTACTAGCAATGCTTGGTATGGGGGGGTTAAGAACCTATGAGAAGCTAAAGGGAAAGGCGAGGGAAATATAACATGCCGAATGATTCTCTAAGCTTATTGCAGCGTCTTCAAGAGTACGGATTATTAGGCTATGCTTGGTTGCTTCTTCTATCGTTATGGGCTGGAACAGTAAGATATATAACCTCCCTTAATGGAAGTAAGCCTACCTTTTATGGGTGGATGACCGAAAATATAGTGAGCGGTTTTGTTGGGGTATTAACTGCTATGATTTGCCAATATTACGGGGTTGATTATCTGTTAACTGCTGCTATAACAGGTATATCAGCACATAATGGAACCAGGTCTCTTTACATTCTCGGGCAGTTGTTAAAAAAAAACACTCCGATCCCTGACCAGTTAATGTTTGGGCAGGCTAAGCTTAAAAAAGAAAATACTAAAACTAAAACTAAGAGTGATAACAATATAAACTCTTAAAAAACAAGGCACGAAAGGTGGGTAAATAAAATGGTAACTCCGGTTGATGTAAATTATTCTGCAGCTAGTGGCGAGGATGTTTACGGGGGTAGGTCTTTCGAAGTATCCCGGCTCGCTGTTATGGCTGGCGACTCGCTAACGGCTGCTTCTTTTCCATCTGCGGGGTTTAGATGGGGTGAACCATTAGCTAGAAGTCCAGTAACGATGGTTTATAATGCAGGGGTTCCTAACGACACGCTAGACGATTTGTGGGACAGGTGGCAAGCTGACGTTATAGACAAGCTTCCAAATGGTGGGGTTATCTTTCTACGCATTGGTACGAACAGTGTTGGTGATGCTTCGTTTAATACAAAATATCAGCGCTTTATTGATAGTGTATTGGCGTCCAGCATTTTGCGAATGGCGATGTTTGCATTGCCGCCGAAACAGTCGCTTGGTTCAACTATTATTGGCCACAATGCCTTCATATCCGGGGCCGTTGCTCAAAATCCAACAAAGTTATCATACATTCAAGACAGTGCCGCGCTAGGCGATGGTAACTACGACTACTTGGCGCAGTACTACGTTGACGCTGGTGTGCACATGAATGGCCTGGGGCAGTATACGCAAGGCTTATCTATGGACTCTCAAATAATCGATATTTACGGGGCTGCACCTGACCCTAGAGTTCAGACAAACGACAGTCTATTAGTTAACCCGAATTCCTTACAGTGGGTCAAGAACCCATTAAACGAGGGGAGCGGAACGCCCGATAACTGGTCTGTAGGCGCTAACGGTGCTGGAACCTCAGTAACCGGAAGTATAGTGGCCGCTGAAGGTGGTGATGAGAACCAGACTCCTTGGTTTAGAGGTGACATAACAGGTGTTGGTGGTACTAACCATTTTGTAACTTTTAGTACCACTTTGGCCAACCTTGCAATAACTCAACCGTCCGAAGCCCCCGCAAAAATGAGGTTAACGGCTGAGATACGACTTAATAACCTAGATATGACGAATACCTCGCAGCTGAGAATTTACGCACAACAGGGGGGTAACGTGTTTATAGACGGCTGGGCTATGGAGTCAGAAAATACAGGGATTCACGATGAAACTTTGTTGCTAGACTGGATTCAAGAAATAGATAGTTCGAAAACTTATACAGCAGACGGTATCCCATTGTTGATAGCTTTAAAAATGGCAGCAGCCGACACGGCTATCGGTAGCCTGGATATTCGCTGTGTATCCTTAACGGAGGTTGAATAATGCCCACCATAGTTGCCGCTGATATGTTTCAGCAACCGTTCAATAACCAAATGGTTGAAAGTTTAACAATTGCTGCTGGGAGTGATTTGGCACTGATTGTTTTCGTCGGAGATGCTAACACAACAGAGCTATCTTATGATGGGGTTGATCTAACTCTTGTCGGGCATACACCGTCAACAGCTAATGTTGATACAAGCGTATATCAGATGATAAACCCTCCAGTAGGTACGGCTAACTTACTGTATAACAGTTCGAATGCATTCGCTGAGGCGGTTCTTGCGGTATACACCTTGTCGGGTGTAGATCAAACAACGCCGGTTAGAGAGTTGAAAGGAACTGGCGACACAAACATGACAATTCCAAGAGTTACCGCAACGACCTCGGTTTCGGGTGACTTGCTTCTCGATGCTTACGTGTTGACCCACTCCGGCGGAACTGCAACAAAAGGAGCGGCGCAGACCGAAGACCCCCCGCAGTACGCAAAGGAGGTGGACGAGCTATACGGGTGGAGCAATAAGACTGCATCAACTAACGACTCAATGGAGTGGTCGCAGACAGGTGGGTCACAGCATGTGCATACAGTTGCAGTAATTGCACCAGCTGTATCGGGAACAATAGTCTCGGCAACACTAGGAGCAACCTCAATAGTAGGGTTAGACGCCACAATAATCGAAGGAACTAACGTAACAATCACTACTGAGCCGCTAGCAAACAATACCGGCACTTTATTGGCTTCGGTCGGAAGCATAATAGCAGATGTTTACGACATACCGACAGGTGACTTAGTGGTAAGAAAGACAGGCCTGACAAGTGGTGTCGATGCTGTGGTATCATTTACGGATGCATTATTAATTACAGCTACAGAGTACGATGTAGAGATTATAATAGGGTCTGACATCGGGATTCAGCGAATAACAACTTCATAGGTGAAATCATGGCACAAGGTACAATTACATTATTTAACGAGTTTGCAAAAGCTAAAGGTGATGGTCGGATCAATGTGGCCACTGATGAATTTAGGGTTGCATTCGTGACGTTGCAGGCTGGTGGCACACCTACAGTAACGGCAGCAGATCCCGTTCCAACTTGGGGCGCAGGCGGAACCACTAACCTTGCGGCCAGCGAAGTCGCAGCAGGCGGAAGCTATGCGGCTGGCGGAAAGGTTGTGCCGAATACTACATGGGTGCTTTCTGGTGATAAAGTTACGCTTGATGATGACGACTCTAATTTGCTTTGGGCAGAACTTGCTGGGTCTCCTGAAACGATCAAAGTTGGTATCCTGTACTCCAATACAGCAATCAATAAAGATGCTGTTGGTTTTGTTGATATGACGCCAGACGGAATAACAGCTGTAAGTATGGTTGCGGGGCCTGTCGGTATAAATTGGAATATACTAGGAATTCTAGCTGAAACGGTTAACGCCTAATGAGCTTGCGAGTCGATAGCACCCCGTTAATACCTAATCGATTTATCGTCGGTGACACAGGTCTCGGCGTGCTTGCTGAAAACATACCGAGTACAGGAGCTAATGGGCCTGGTTATGTTTACGGCTCGTTAGAATTTCCAGCGGATAACGGGAAAGAGATTATAGGCCGCATAGTAACTGCGCCTGTCCTTGGTGATTTCTTTGCTTACGAAGATACCAGCTTCGAGTTTCTAAACGCGCCTGATGGTGTTCATACGTTCACGTTTGACATTTACGCTGATGGTGTTTTTATACCGCCAACGCGAACTGCTACGATCACGATTGGCACCACAGGAGCGATTGTTGACGCAACGCTTGGCACAACTACGTTAACGGCTTTCGATGCAGTCATACAGGCAACTTCCAGCGCAATTATTAACGCAGGCTTGGCAACTAGCTCAATAGTCGCATACCGGGCTACTATTATCCCGTCTGCTCCGGTAAGGAGTCTTGTATCACTAGGCATAAAACAATCAATAAAAAGATCAATCAAGCAGTGAGGTTTTAGCATGTTATTGAGTAATGGGGTTCCATTTGATACAGACGGGATTGATCAGCTTTATCAGGTGTCTATAGTGTCAGGATCAGCATCCATTCAGATGTCTATTGATGATGCACCATTTGAAGAAATAGAAGGAATGAATTTTAGTGCGTCAGCCAATGGTGTTTTAGTGCTTTCAGAAAATTGCAGAATAAAAGCGGTAACAACAGGTGACGCTAAGGTTTACATTGATAGAAATCAATAGATAGCTGTATTGCGGATAAGGTTAAGTTAACAAAGGGGGTTATAAAATGGCAATTAGAACTGAAAGTTTCAATGAAGGAAAGTTTCTTGATGGTAAATCGTTTTCGTACATAACAAGCGAGCTTGCTTTGGCGGCTGGTGCTGATCTTAATCTAGTCCTTTGTGTTGGTAATGAGCCTGCTATCATACGATTTATAAAGCTTACGTCAGATGCAGATTCGCTATCTTGGCAGGTATTCGCTGGTGTGGATCATGTTGCAGGGTCAGGGGTAAACGTTCCAGCAATAAAGCGTAATAGTCTAGCTGACACACATTCTATAGTAACGCTAGAGAAAGGGTCTACTATAAACTCGGTAGGACTTCCGGTATTTGATCCAGCGTCTGAGGTAATTGGGCAGTCAGCAGCCGGGAACCGTTCTTATATTGATGTTGACCTGCTAACTGATTTATTTACAGCTACAGCAAATATTTGTCTATTGCTACGAATAACAAATAATGACTCAGGGCCCAAGCGAGTAAATATAAACGCCGAATCATATAACAACTAACCAAAGGTATTACATGAAGACATCACTAAGTATGACGACAGAGCAGGTTGAACTGGCGTCAAAGCTAACTCCTCTTCAGCGCAAGTTCATCATAGAGCTAATCAAGCCTAAGACTACTCAAAGACAAGCCTACATCAATGCAGGCGGTTCGGCTAAGACCGAAAAATCACAAGATAACTCAGCAAGCAAGATGTTTACTCAGATTGGGGTTAAGGCTTTCTATGATTCCATGATGGAATCTAAAACAATAAGCTCGATTATGGAGCGTGACGAAGCGCTGGCGATACTTTCCAGCAATGCTAGGGTGAAGATGACGGATGTCGCTGATTACAGCTTCATAGAGGTTGGTAAGGACGATGACGACAATCCCATTATGCAAACAATCTGGTCTATGAAGGATAGTAAAGATATTGATCCTGCCATAATCTCCTGCATTAAGTCTGTCACGCTAACCAAGCAAGGGCCAAAGATTGAATTACACGACCAGCAAGGGGCTATTAAGCAATTAACTGAGCTTCAGGGTTGGAATTCTGCTAAGAAGTTTGAAGTAACTGGAAAAGACGGTGATCCGATAGCAATTACTCAAATTGAACGGAAAATAATTTAGCATATAAATCAACAGCTTAGTTGCTACCCTCCCACTACAGATATAAAGGTATTTTTTGGCAACTCTTCAGATAGAAACAGCAAAGGTATTTGAGCCACTATTACAGCCAAGCAGATACAAAGGGGCATGGGGTGGTCGTGGTTCTGGTAAGTCACACTTCTTTGCTGGTCTTATGGTTGAAGATCATCTAAGAATACCTGGCTTACGCTCTGTTTGTATTCGTGAAGTGCAAAAAACTCTTAAGGAATCAGCTAAACGGTTAATTGAAGATAAGATCAATGAATATGGTCTTAGTCAGCAGGGCTTCAGAGTTCTAAACGATAGGATAGAAACACCTGGTGGTGGTGTAATTATCTTTATGGGCATGGCTGACCATAACGCTGAGTCAATTAAATCGCTTGAGGGCTTTGGTCGGGCTTGGATCGAAGAGGCACAAACTCTTTCTAAGCGATCACTTCAGTTATTGCGCCCAACTATTCGTGCTAAAGATTCTGAATTATGGTTCTCATGGAATCCTAGTCGTAAGAGTGACGCTGTTGATGAACTATTAAGGGCTGAAATACCGCCAAGCAATTCAATTGTTGTTCGTGCTAACTGGAATGATAACCCTTGGTTGCCTGGTGAATTAAATCAAGAGCGCCTTGATGATGAAGAGGCAAGACCGGATAGTTATGATCATGTATGGAATGGCGGATACATAACAGCTCAAGATGGAGCCTACTTCGCTAAAGTATTGAACAAAGCTAAATCTGAAGGTCGAATAACTTTTGTTCCACGCGATCCTTTAATGGCTACATATACATTTTGGGATATTGGCGGCACCGGTGCTAAAGCTGATGCCTGCTCTATATGGGTTGTTCAATTCGTTGGCAAAGAAATACGTGTTCTTGATTATTACGAAGCTCAGGGTCAGGAACTGTCAGAGCATGTTGGATGGTTAAGAGAAAACGACTATCAGAATGCAGAGGTTTATCTTCCTCATGACGGGGTTAAGCATGACAATGTTTACCGGGTAACTTTTGAATCATCACTTAAACAGGCTGGCTTCAAGGTCACTATAATGCCTAATGCCGGTGCTGGTGCTGCAAATCAAAGAATAGAAGCGGTTAGGCGTGTATTTCCTCGCGTATGGATAGATAAAACCAAATGTGAAGGTGGTATTGAAGCGCTTGGCTGGTATCACGAAAAGAAAGATGATCATAGAGATATAGGGCTTGGCCCTTGTCACGATTGGTCAAGTCATGGATCTGATTCGTTTGGTGCTATGGCGCTTGAGGCTGAAAAAATAGCGAAAGGTAAGGTGAAGAAGAAACCTAAGCGACCACAAAGAAAGGTCTCATCAGGCTGGATGAAAGGCTAATGATAAAGCGATACGGCGAGATTAGCGGCGTTATATTCAGAAATCATGGCTATGATCCGTATAACATGGCTATAAAGTACAAGCTTTCATATTGTGGCGAAGTGTATTACGTTTATGTAAATAACTATCTAGAGCTAAAAAAAGAGATAACAAAACTAACGGATAGCCACAATGAAGAAGACTAAATTTAAGTGTGACAACTGTAAAGTTGCTGTAAAGCGTTCAGCTGGTAAAATGGTTGTATCAAGGGGTAAGCGCTACTGCTCCGAAAACTGCAAAGGCAAAGACAATGGCTAAGAAGAAATCAAAGGTTGACCAGCTTTACGCTAAGCCTAAAAAGGCAAAGAGTGATAATACAGACGATGCTTTGCTTTCTGAAGCTAGAGAGCGTGCTCGAGATGGATCTAGTTATTGGCAAGAAAATTGGGAGCTTGCCGAGGATGATTTGAAGTTTATATCTGGTGATCAGTGGCCCGACCAGGTAAAGAACGAGCGCGAGCTAGAACAAAGACCCTGTTTAACTAATAACGTGCTTCCAACCTTTGTCGAGCAAGTGATAGGTGATCAGCTTCAAAACAAGCCATCTATAAAAATAAACGCTACTGATGTAACAAGAGTTCCTGACTCTGAAACAGGCGAAGACACAACACTAAAAATAAAAAGCCTTTCTAGTGATAAAGAATATGAACTAGCTGAAGCTCTTCAGGGAATCATTAAAAACATTGAATACAATTGTGATGCTGAAGACGCTTATGATGTAGCTTTTCAAAGCGCTGTTGAAGGTGCTTTTGGCTATTTGCGTGTAAGAAGTGATTATTTAGCTGATGATACTTTTGAGCAAGACTTGCTTATTGAGTGTATTGAAAATCAATTCTCTGTGATTATAGATCCTTCAGCCAAGAAATCTGACAAGTCAGACATGATGTGGTGTTTCATTGATGACCAGATGCTTAAGGAAGATTTTAAAGCTAAGTATCCTGATGCTAGTACAGAGCCAGTTAATACAGATAGTGTTGATAATGTCGGTTCGTGGTTTTCAGAAAATACAGTTCGTATAAGTGAATATTTCACAAGGGAGCCGGTAACTAAAGAGGTTGCATTGCTTTCTGATGGTCGCTCTATGTATATGGATGACATTGAGGGCGTTGTTGATGAACTGCTTGAGCAAGGTATTAATATTGTTCGTACTCGCAAAGTAAAAACGTTTAAAACAATCTGGCGCAAGATAACTGGTCGTGATGTTTTAGAGGGGCCGATTGAACTTAAATGCTCAACTATTCCTGTTATTCCTGTTTACGGTAAATCAACAACCATAAAGAAAAAGAAAATATACCGCTCAGCTATTCGGCATAGTAAAGACGCTCAGAGAATGGCTAACTATTGGGATAGTGCAGCAACTGAGTCTGTTGCTCTTGCTCCTAAAGCCCCGTTTAGTGGATCACCCGAGCAAATAGAAGGCTTTGAAGATGAGTGGGAGAGTGCCAACACAAGCAATTTATCGTTCTTGCCATTTAATCCGCAAACACCAGGTGATAGAGGGCCACAAAGGCAGCAACCAGCAATGATTCCATCTGCTGAAATATCTTTATCAATGCAGTCTACCGATAAAATCAAATCTACCATGGGCATGTTCGATGCCTCGGTAGGTGCTCAAGGTAATGAGACTTCAGGTAGAGCCATAGTAGCCAGACAGCGAGAGAGTGACACAGGATCTTTCCGATTTATAGATAACTTGTCAAAAGCTATTCGCCGTGTGGGTCGTTTGTTGGTTGAGTTAATACCAACTATCTACGATACAGAGCGTGTAGTCAGATTAAAGTTCCCAGATGAGACTGAAGACTTTATAAAGTTAAATGAGCAAATTTTTGACGATGAAAAGAACGAGTGGGTAACTATTAGCGATTTGTCCGTTGGTAAATATGATGTAGTTGTTACAACTGGCCCAGCTTATACAACTCAGAGAATGGAGGCGGCTGATGCAATGATGCAGTTTGCGGCCGCAGTTCCTCAAGCTGGCGCTGTAATGGCTGATCTTATTGCGCAAAATATGGACTGGCCTGGTGCTGATACCATAGCCGAACGATTGAAAAAGATTGTTCCACCAAATGTATTGACTACTGAAGAGCGGGAAAAACTAGCAGAAGATATGCCTGAGCAGGAAGAGCCAACACCTGAGCAGCAAATCCAAATGGCTGAACTGGAAGTTAAAGGCCAAGAAATTGAAGCCGATAAGATGAAGGCACAAGCTGATATTGCTGAAGCTGAAGCTGATATGTTTAAGGCTCAACTTGAAACAGATGACGCCAAGAAGCAATTAGCAATGATTGAAGATCTTGCTCAAGGTGGTGATGTTATGGCTAAGACAGTTAGAGGATTGGTTGCTGAGGCCATTGCTGAGATAATGGCAAATCAGCAGCAATAGGTTTATTATTAAAACAACCTTACCTATGAGGTACATAGGGCTTTAATTCGTATAGGACATATACGCCATGAGTTTAGAAGTAAACCAAGACGAAACAATTGATTTTGTCTGCGAGTCAGAGGACGTTATAGAGGTTGAAGCACCAGCACAGGAAGTTGAAGTAAAAGAAGAGCAGGCCAGCTCTGAAACTACCAACACTGAAGATGATGCTAGTAAAGAAGTTGAAGCGAAAGCAGAAACTAAAGACGAATCAACCGATAAAAAAGAAGCTGATTCTTCCGGCACAGATACCGCCGCCGAGCATGATAAGGAAAAGAAACCTAATCGAGCTCAAAAACGTATCAATGAAGTAGTAAGACAGCGTGAAGATGAGAAGCGTAAAAACGAAACTCTTGAAGCGCGTATTAAGGAACTTGAAGGCAATAAAGAAGCAAAAGACAACGGCAAAACTAACGAGCCAGTTGAATCTGATTTTGATACTTATGATGATTATCTTGATGCTTTAGATAAGCATGACAATTCTAGTCAGAAAGGTGAAAGTGAAGCAGCCCCTGACAAGAAAGATACTGAATCGAAGGCAGATAATGAATTAACCGACTCACAGAGAACAGCGCTAGTTATTATGCAAGAGCGTGTTGCCTCTGCCGATAAGCCAGAAGACTTTGAAGCTGTTGCGCTTAATCCTGATATTCCTGTAACTGGCGAAATGCTTGAAGCATTATCTGAGTGTGATGACCCTGTAAAGGTTATGTATCATTTAGGCCAGAATAAAGATCTTGCTGCGGAAATTGCTGGAAAAAGCCCTGTTCAACAGATGCGGGAAATCGCTAAAATTGATCTGAGCACGGTAAGTAAACCGGCAAAGCCGACAAAAACAACTAACGCGCCTGATGCTATTGATCCTGTTAGCGGTACAGACTCACAAAAGAAATCTCATAGTGAAATGAGCTTTTCAGAGTTTGAAGCTGAAGACAGGGTAAGAAATACTCAGCGCAAATCAACTTGGTAACATTGGAGAACAATCATGGCTGCTGAAAAGAATAACATACTAACAGATGACGTAATTGCTAAAAAAGCATTAGTCCTGTTGAAAAATAACATGGTAGCGGCACGTTTAGTTTACCGTGACTATGAAAAAACTTTTGGTAAAGTTGGTGATACTATTCGCCTTAAATTACCATTCCGTACCAAATCGGCCTCTGGTCGAACATTGGTTAAGCAACCTCTTGTTGATCAAACAATTCCTTTTGCTATTAACCGTCAAGAGCATGTAGGCCTTGAATATACGGTTAAAGATAAGACCCTTGATATTGAGCAATTTGCAGAGCGTTATTTGAAGTCTGGCATGATTCAAATGGCTAACGTCGTTGACCGTTCAATTTTGCTTACGCTAAAGAATGCCTTCTTTACTTCTGGTACACCTGGTGTTCGTCCTGGTGCATTTATCGATTTTGCTAATGCAGCCGCCAAGCAAACTACATTTGCAGTTCCTGACGATGGTATGCGTAGAGCGGTCATTGATCCGTTCACTTGTGCTTCTCTATCTGATGAGGTAACCAAGCTATTCAAGGAAAGCATGGTTGAAGCTGCTTATAAGAAGGGTTACAAGGGGCCAGTTTCAAATTATGAAACGTATGAGTCTCAAAACCTTCCTAAGCATACTGTTGGTGATCACGGTGGAACGCCTCTTATTGCTGGTGCCATCACTAATGGTAATACAATCACTACTGACGGGTGGGACATTTCAACAACTGACCTGCTGTTAACTGGCGATGTATTTACCATTGATGGCGTTTATGGTGTTAACCCTCAGTCTTATGAGACAACTGGCATTCTTCAGGAGTTTGTTGTTCAGGGTGATGTTGATTCTGATGGTGGCGGCTTGGCTACTATCACGTTTGCACCATCATTAAACGATGGCACATTAACAACCACTAACGATGATGGCGATACTGTTAGCTTAGGTGCTTACCAAAACGTAACTGCATTACCTGCTGACGATGCTCCTATCACAGTTCTTGGTGCAGCCAATACAACCTATGAGCAAAACTATCTGTTTCATAGAGACGCTATTGCGCTTTGTGTTGTTAACTTAGAGCTACCTAAGTCGGCAACTGTTAAAGAGCGTGTTTATGATCCTGAATCCGGTTTATCAATCTTGCTTACCCAGGCGTATGATATTAATGAAATGTCAGAAGTGACACGTATCGATATTGTTTGGGGTGCTCAGTTGATTTATCCAGAATTGGCGATGCGTCTTTGGGGTGCGGTAAGCGGTTAATCGTTTACTCCTAAGTAAAAAAGCCTGGCATCTGCTGGGCTTTTTGGGTGGAAGCTTTCACAAACTTAAAAGGTAACGTCATGAAAACAGGTCGCATAGAAAAAGAAATCAACCCTAGATTAAGCATCTATCTATTTAGTAAGGATAAGCCAAGAGGCGAGATTTTTAAATTTGTCGGCGGCAAAGATTCAGAAGAATATAAGGCAATGCTTGAGAATGGTTATTGTGATAGCCCGGCACAATTGAACCTTCCAAAAGATAATGATGTTGGAATTACTGTTGAGCAGGCAGAGAACGCAGACCCAACACACCTTAAGATAATGCTAGAAAAAATTGGCTTTATTGTTTTAACCCCTGAGCAATTAAAGGCTGAAGTAAATAAGTTTGTTGATACTCATATTGATATTACTGAGTTCACTGATGAGGCTCTAGTTGAAGAGGCTGAGCGTCGAGGCTTAAAGCAGTCATCTGATTGTGCTGATGAATTAAATCAGTTAACTGATAAGTTTAACGAGTCACCTAAGTCGCTAAATAAAGATGAACTGGTAGCGCTTGGTAACAATGGTTTTTCATTAGGGTTACGCTCTAACATGAAAGAAGAAACACTTATTGCTAAAATCAAAGAAGCGTTAAGCGCTGAATAAGGTGCAATGTAATGGCTCAAACAGTTGGTGATTTAATACGGTCGGCAATGCGTAAGATAGGAGTCCTTGCAGCTGGTGAGCCATTGCCTTCTGATGAGGGCGATGACGCTAAAGTAGTTTTCTCTCAAATGGTAGATAGCTGGTCGCTGGAATCTCTACTTATACCCGTTGTAAGCGTTGTCACGAAGCAATTGGTTATAGGTGAAGCTGAGTATACTATAGGTATTTATCCAGACCCTCAGCCGGTGCCATTGCCAGATAACCACATTGAAACGGCAAGGCCTGAAAAGATTTTAGCCGCTTTTATTCGTGACGCTTACGATACCGATTATATTCAAGAAATAATCGACGTTAAAACATTCTCTCGAATAAGCCGTAAAACAAACAGCTCAAGACCTTCACGAATATATGTTCGTGAGGGTTGGCCAATGAATACAATCTTGTTTGAATCCCTTCCTTATTCTGATGAAACACTTCATTTAGAGGTGATTCAACCTCTCAGTGTTTATTTATCTACTGCAAGCCTGACAGATGTTGTTAACTTACCACCAGGCTATGAGCAGGTTTTGATTTATAACTTGGCAGTAACGCTATCTGATGAGTGGGGTAAGCAGGTTTCACCGGCTACGGCAACTCTTGCCTCTGAAGGTAAGAAGCGGATTAAGAGAGCTAACTTTAGAAAGCTTGTGCTTGGAATGGATCGGGCTGTATACAATCAGCGAAGGGCAAAGGGTACCTATATAATCAATGATGGGCCCTAAGTTTATCGATGTTCCTTTATAGAAATATAACTATCACGAGAATCACGGCAGGTTAGAACAATGGGAATACATAGCACTCAAACCGAGATACCCCTTGTAACTAATACGGCAGAGCAGGATATTTCCGGTCAAGAGAAGCTGGTGAACGTATACCCTCGCAAGTCTACTGGTGGCAAATATCAGTTCAATCTAATCAACACACCTGGCTTGGCATTTTTTGCTGAGCTTCCTACCTTTCCAGTTAAAGCATTACATGAGAATGGAGGCAGGGCTTTTGCTGTTACACCAACAAAACTTTATGAGGTGTTTCAAGACGGAACATTTAAAGAGCTGGGTGATGTAATTATGAATGGCCGTGTTGTTGTTGAAGATAACGGCACTCAATTGGTTATGGTTGATGGAATCAAAGGTTACTACTACGATGGCAGCACTGAAGAAGTAAAACAAATAACTGGTGATGGTTGGTCTCCTGCTAGAACTGTTACATATCAAGATGGTTATTTTATTTTCGACCGTATTGATACTGGTCAGTTTTTTATATCGAACCTTCTTGATATAACCTTTGACCCTTTGGACTTTGCAACCGCAGAAGGGCAACCAGATCCGTTATTAGCTGTTTTAAGCGATCATCGCGAAGTGTTTATGTTCGGTTCGCAAACAATTGAGGTTTGGTATAACTCCGGCGCTGCTGACTTTCCTTTTGAGCGTAACCAAGGGGCATTTATTGAAAAGGGTATAGGCGCACCTTATTCAGCAGCTAAGCAAAACAATACGGTTTATTTTGTAGGTTCAGATTTGATGGTTTATCAGCTGGCTGGCTATATTCCTCAGAGAATTAGCACGCACATAGTTGAGGAGTCCCTAAAGGGTGTTGACCTTTCAGATACCTTTGCCTACACAATGCAGGATGAGGGGCACCTATTTTATGTGCTCACAATCCCAAGTAGAGAACTAACATGGCGCTATGACATCTCAACTCAGTCATGGCACATAATGAAAGACTATCACTTTGGTCGTCATCGTTCAGAGAATGCCATTTTTATAAATAGTAAAACATTGGTCGGTGATTTTCAGAATGGAAGGATTTATCAGCTTGCGCGTGACCATTACCTTGATGATGATGAGCCAATTGTTCGTGAATTTGTTTTGCCAACCATTAATAACGGGCGCGAGTTTCTAACTATCGATAGCTTTGAGCTTGATATGTCTGCAGGTATAGGATTAATCACTGGGCAAGGATCAGACCCTTTGGCATGGATACAGTTTAGTAAAGATAACGGAAAGACTTGGAGTAATTGGAAAGAAACACACCTTGGAAAAATAGGCGAATACCTTAGCAGGGTTAAATGGAACCGTCTTGGAGTTGCAAGACAGTTCACTATTAAGGTAAGAATTTCTGATCCGGTGCCCATTGATATTGGTGGCGCATTTATTGAGACAAGGTAATGGCTGATAATCTAGTTTCACAACCACCATTAATGGTGCCAGTAGCAGACAATCAAGGGTTAATGAGTAAGGCTTGGTCAATATGGATGCGCGACCTATATAGGCGTACTTCCTATAAGGGTGGTAACGCCATTGATGATAACTCAACTATAATTGATGGAACAATAGACACTCTTGAAGAGGTTATTGTTGTTGTTTTAGACCATGAAATAAGAATAACTGCAAATAGTGAAGGAATAGTATTAAACGCTTCAAACCTATCAGACCATGAAGCTCTTGAAGAGGCTCACGGTTCAAATGGGGATATAGTTGGCTTTCTAGATTTGGCTGATGAAACAACCGTTGGTATAGTTAAAAGAATGACTGCAATTACTGACGCTGTAGACACTGGTGTTAACATAGTAACCGCTAATATTGGCGCAGCTCCGGCAACTTACAGTCAGACATATACCCAGTCTGTCACTGACTTAACCAACGAAAATAAAACAGCAATAAATCAACTTGCGTCTGATCTTAATGATGTTGTTGCCGTTCTTAACAATCTATTATCTGAGAGCAAAAGCTCTGGACAGATGACACCTTAACAGGGGCGAAAATGAAAGAGTCAAATATTGAAATGAGTGAATCTAAGTCGATAGAGCTTATTAAGGCTGTGTCTGCTATATCAACAGGTGAGCGTAGGGCTAAAATAGATTTACTAGAGTCTGCAATGATACAGGAGGAGCAAGTTGATATACCGGTAGAGCATAGATTCTCAGGAGGTATATATGCGCGGGAAATTACCATTCCGAAAGGAACATTATTGACGGGGCGAATACATAAGTTTGACCATTTTGATATTATGTTAAGTGGTGATGTTACTGTTTCTACTGATAGTGGAGAGGTTAAGCGTCTTACTGGCTTGAATATCATGAAAGGTAGTGCTGGAAAAAAACGGGCTGGCTATGCTCATGAAGATACGCACTGGATAACTTTTCATTCAGCTGAAGAGCGTGATCCTGAAGAAATGTATGAGTTTTTGACTTGTGGTTCATTTAAAGAGTTGGATGACTTTAATGTAATGCTTGAAAATGCCATGGCTCAAATAGAGCAAGACGGAAAAATTTTAACCGAATATGCTAAAGGCGTTATTGCTGAGGGGGAGGTATGTCGGTAGTTGCTGTGGCTGTTGTTGGCTCGGCTGTTGTTGGTGCCGGGGCATCTTATGCAGCTGGAAAATCACAAGAAAAAGGAGCAAAGGCCGGCGCTCAAGCAGAGAGTGAAATATCTGCCGAGAATCTTTTGTTCCAGCGAGAAATGGCAGAACAGCAGCGTTCAGATTTTGCGCCTTGGCGTGATGTTGGAGAGAAGGCTCTAGACCAGGTGTGGGCCGGTGTTAAATCAGGTGAGTTCGACCCGGGGAAGTTCGACCCATCGCAGATAGACCTAGAGCAAGACCCTGGTTATAAGTTTAGAATGAAGGAAGGTGTTGAAGCTATTGACGCCTCTGCATCTGCGCGTGGTAGGTTGTTAAGTGGTGCGCAAAAAAAGGCACTGACTGAATACGGGCAAGACGTTGGTAGTCAGGAATATTCTAATGCTTATGCTCGATATGCTGATGAATACGCTAAAGAGGCTGACAGAAAGACTCGGAGGTTCAATATTCTTTCAGGCTTGTCTCAGGGTGGTCAGTCTTCTGCTGCTGGTCAGTCGCAAGCTTCAAGTAATCTTGCCTCGACTGGTGGGAATATAATGGCAACTTCAGGCAGATCACAGAATGTTGCACAGCAAAACATAGGATCCGCTAGGGCCGGGGCATATCAAGGCGGTGCTCAGTCTGTTAACCAAGCGGCTCAAAACTGGATGTTATATAACACTTTGGGGGCTTCATAATGCCAGCTAATCAATACGGTATTGACTTGGCCGATGTTTACCGCACAACTGCTGCAGTAAAAGGTGCCAGAACTCGCAATAAATTATCATCATTGCAGTTAAATGAGGCTGAAAGAGTTGTTGCTGAACGTCCAGAAAAGGAGCGGTTAGCAAAAGAGCGTAAAAACCTTTTAACTGGGTTGAGGGGGAAAGCTGTTGCTGGTGATTCAGATGCAGCACAGCAATTACTTGCCATTGACCCAGAAGGTGGGCCTCAGTTTATTGATGCTGTAGGTAAGATGGATGATCGTAAGCGGGAAGCTACAAAGCGAACTGTTGATGAGATTGGGCAGTTATCTGCTTATGTTCTTCAAGGTAGTAGCCCGGAAGAACAAGCAAGACGATACACCTTAATGAAAAGCAATGTTACACCAGATACAGCTGCAAAACTTCCTGAGCAATATGACCCTGGCTTTATGGAATTATCTCTATCAAAAGCAACTGCTATGGATAAGCTTCTTGAAGCTCCTACTGTTCGTACTATTGGTAGTGAAGATGTTGCATATCGTGGAGGCCGTGAGGTTGAGAGAGCAACAAAACCTGTTAAGGGTGGTGCTGGTGGTTCAGGAACTGGTGGCGGTTTAAAGAGTGGTGATGAAAGCTTAATGTATCGACAGGCAGCAGAGTTACTTGGTGGTATATTTGATCAAACCGGCAATATCACAAATCTTGATCCTGATGCTAGAAATCGTGTGCAGGCAATTGCTACAGAAGCTACAAACATATTCGTAAAAGAGGGTAATATAACTCGCTCTGAAGCTGTTAAGCGTGCCGCAAAAGCATACGGCCTTGATGTGAAAGACGTACCAACTGGTGAGTTAGAAGACCCTCTTGGTATCCGGTAATAACAATTTAATAGGAGAGCCAGCGTGTCTGAGTTCATTAAAAATTTTAGAGTAGAAAACCCTCAGTATAATGATATGGCCGATGACCAATTGGTTTCGGCACTTCACAATAAATACTATTCAGACATTCCTGCTGAGCAGTTCAGTCAAAAGATTGGCTATCAGTCAGTTCCACTTGAGCAAATAACCCCTGCTATTCAGCAACCAATCGTACAGCAAGACCAGCAGATTGATGCTTATACAGGTGCGGCCATGAAGGTTGCGCCTGAAAAGCCAATGCTTGACCTTATTGGCGAGAAGCTTAAGAACTGGGGGGCTGGTGCTGGTGAGCGATTTGGTGATGTTGGTAGCGCTTTACTTAAAACCATTGAAACAACGGGCCGAGGTCTAGAGCAAAAGGCACCAATGGGAGGCTTTGTTTGGGGTGATGACGACATTATTCCATCTTATAAATCACCTGAAGAATGGGCTGAGCGTGACGCTAAACCTATATTATTGAAAGGTGCCAAGGCGCTTGAAGGTATTGATCTTGGTTATCAAGAAAAGGTTGGTTGGGAAGATGTTAAAAAATCATTCTCAGAAGGCGGAGCTTTAAGTGGTAGCGCTTATGCTGATGTTCTTGAGTACGGCATTGAACAGGGCGTTAAATCAATTCCTGATATGGTTGCTGCGGTTTATGCTCTTCCTACATACATTTTTGCACGTTCAGGTGAAATAGGCGAGGAGAGAGCTAAGAATAAAGGTAAGGCACGAGCAGATATTGAAGATGTTCTTGAGGCTGCGCCATTTGCTGCAGCTTCAGCATTACTTGAGCGTATTGGTGCTAAAGGGATGACCTCTGGCGCCAAAGAGGAACTTGGCAAGGAAATGCTCAAGGCTGGCTTAAAAGAGTCGGCTAAGCGTTCAGCTAAGGCTGGCGGCAAAGCTCTGAGCAAAGAGGCTGGAACTGAAGCAATTCAAGAGGGAATGCTTGAATATGTCGGTGAGAGATACGGCACCAATGCAAAAATGGACTTCATGGAAGCGCTTGATCGTGCTGCAGCTGGAGCTGTTGCTGGTGGCGTTATGGGTGGCACTATTGGCACAGCTTCGTCGGTAGTAAATGAAATTAACTATTCTCCTCAAAAAGAATTAGCTAAAGCTCTGGAGGCTGAGATTGACGCCACGACTATCGAAGGTGCTGATCAGGCAGCAATAGACGCACTGAAACCAGAGCGAGGACAAGTCGTAGTAGACCAGCAAGCAAAGCAAGAAGCAGATATTAAGACGGTACCAGAAACAAAGGCAGAGACCGTACTACCAACCCAATTAACAGCAGATCAGCCGATACCTGACCAGATGCCCCAGCAAGAACCTGTTGCCATTGATATTCCTCAGCATGTTGCTGATGTAGTAGTGGATACTGAAAGCGTACCGTCAAAGCGTGCTGATATTGAGCCAGTCTCGGAGGCTCAGCAAGATATTATCTCAGTCGAAAAGCCAGAGCAAAGGTTGGATCAACCTGTCACAAAGACTGAGCCTATGGTCGATACAAAGGTGAAGCCTGATGCTGCATTAACACCAATGCCAGAAAAGGTTCATTTTGGTTTTTCAACTTATCAGCCAAAACCGATCACAGGAGACTTATATCGCGAGGCTAGTGTTGAAAGTCTTTCTGATTTGTTGCGTGAAACGCTTTCAAATAATGTTGAGCGTGGTAGCGCTACTCCTGTTTTTGTTGCAGACAATAAAGATATTGCGCTTGGGCAAGGTAAAAACAAAGGAGTAATGATTGAGTTTGATGGAAACCTTGTCTCTGGTGATATTGTTAAAAAGCCTGGCATGATTGAAGGGGTTACAAGTAAAGAATACAAAACAGATTTTGTTGGTCGTGATGCAATCAAAAGATTTACCTTGCCTAAAGGTGTACGCCTTACTGGTGCTGGAAAAGTAATGGCAAGACATCATTTTGATGTTAAAAAGAATGATAACGGAAGTATTACTTACACCAGAAAAGATTTAGCTGGGCAGATAGGCGGTGTTATTGATAAGCCTGCTGCTGAAAAAGATACATTTACTTTCGGAGAAAATACCTTTGTTCGTGGAGATTATGCCAAAGCAGTAAAGAGCGATAGTAAAGGAACTTTCTTTGATGCTGGTGATATCGAAGGTATTTCACAAGCCAAAAAACAAGTAAAAATTGGCGGCACATGGCATGACTTCGGTTCGATTGTTAAAGCAGACCGGGCAAAGGAAATAAAACCAAAAACAAAACCATTATCTGAGGTAGTTGCCAAAGCTGGCAAAGAGGCAGAGGGTGGATTTACTGAAGCAGACAAAGTGCCTGAAGCTAAAGTTGATTATTCTACTGATGCTATTGGCTCGTTGAACGATTTTGCTAAGTCGATTGTTGATCAAACAGCTACTGCTGAAGATATTAAGGCGGATGCTGAGCGGGTAATTGCTAGCAAAGATAAAATTATTAAACAGTTTAGTGAGCGCAAAGTCACCAAGGCTATGCTTCAGAATATTGTGCAGTCACCACGAACCAACTTGAAGAAGCCGCAGCTTGTTAAGCTGGCTTATCAGCAAATGCTCAGAGCTCATTCTTTTGGTGATGGTGTTGCTTCCACTTTTGATGGCAGTGAGTCATTTGAAGAGCAAACAATTAACCATATACGAAACCAGACGCAAGGGGATGTAGATAATGATTATGAAAAACAAAGGCAGCTTAGAGCGAAAGAGCAAGAGGGCTCAAAAACAGATGGCGAGGCTGCTGAAGCTTCGGCGGCAGCTAAAAGAGTTCGCATCCACAGATTTAAAGGAGAAGAGCTGAACGATATTGAAAGTTTGCTGACTTTTGCTGACTTATTGCCAGGGCATCGAGTCCTTAATATATACACAGGAAAGGGGAGTATAGCTGACAATATTCGTCACACTCAAAATGACACTGATATACATGTCTATGGTGATGATAGTGCAATCAATCAAAAGGCATCAGATAAAGGCTACGAAACACCTTCAAAGAAAAACCTAAGTGGATATGATCGAGTTATAGCAACATTTCATGAGAAGGGTGTAGATGGCCTTAATATGGCTGTGTCTGCACTTGATATGGTTAGGCCTGGTGGAAAGCTTATTGCCATGCTCGATAACTCTTTATTAAAGACTGGGCAAGCAGCTAAAGATTTTAAAGTATGGGTTGATAAGTCTGGTCATAGCATTGAAAGGGCTAAGTCAGAAGGTAGCTTTATACTAACTATTGATAAAAACGATAATCAAACTCTGGATTATAAGAGCCAAGACAGCAAGATAACTAAGCCTGCTAAGGAAGGCGAGCGGATTTATAACGCCCCAGGGCATAACTTTATTGGTTTATTCAAATCCACTGGCATTCCTGAACGCCGTGAATTTGTAATGATCGAAGATAGAAAGCTGAAGATACCAGATAAGCCGCAGCGCATTGAGCCAATTATGCGCAAACTTACTCAGATCATGGGGAGGCGTATTTACTTCGGTAAAATAAAGGGCAAGTCTCAAGAGGGGTTTTATCGTCCTGGTGTTGGTGAGGTTCGTACTCGTCGCAAGAATGATGTAGAGGTGCTGGCTCATGAAATGGCTCACTATCTTGATGTTTACTCTAATGTGACACTGCCAAACTTCCAAAATCTTTACAAAGATAGTCGTTATGTAGATGAAGTTATGGCTCTTAGTTATACCGATGCCACGCCAGATCTTCAGCGCATAGAGGGGTTTGCTGAGTTTGTCCGCCTATGGCTAACAAATGCGCAAGAAGCTCAGCTTAGAGCACCAGGGTTCTATGATGCATTTACTAGCACATTGGCGCGTGACCGGAAGTTATTAAACCCTATGCGTGATATGCAGGACTTAATGCATAAATTTTTCTTTCAGGGGCCTGACAAGCTTGGCCAGGCGCTTATTGGTAATGATCAATCATTCCTTCAAACCTTTGATGAGTGGAAGTACCGCAGAGACTCACGCATTCGTCAACAGACCATTGATAGATTTCATGCCGCTAGAATAATCGAGCAGGAGCTTACCAGAAAGATAAGCGGGGCCAATGAGTCAGCATGGAAGCAGTTCAGGATTGCCAATGGTGGAGCTGAAGGTATTGCTGATTATGTTATGAACTACGGGACTGTAAACTTTGATGAGTCTGGTGATTTAAAGCGTACAGGTGAAAGCCTTCATGAGGTGCTTCAGCCATTAAAAACAGTTGATCTAAATCAAGAACACAAAGGCGATAAAAAGATTGACCTTTTAATGCGTTATTTTGCAGGACGTAGGGCGCTTGAGCTTCACCGGCAGAAACGTGAAAACCTTATACCAAAGGAAACCGCAAAAGAATGGGCTCGCCTTGGCAGTACTTACCCTGTATTTGAATCGATTCATAAAAGTTACCAAGCATTTAATCAGCGCTTAATGGATTTCTATGTTGATGCAGGAATGATCACGGCTGATGGTCGCAGAACAATGGAGTCAATGAATAAGGACTATGTGCCATTCAACCGAATACGAGAAACATTGACTGATGGAAAGGGGGCCGGTTCTGCAGGACTTCAGCGCCTTAAGGGGGGAACGGCAAACCTAAATGATATTCTTGTGAATATTCAGGATGGAATAGCTACCAATATTAGATCAGCTCTGAGTAATCACGCTAAGCAGCGTCTTTATCAGTATATTTCTGGCCACAAGGATGGTGCTATTTTTGCCACCAGAATTGCGCCAGACTCACGAAAGGTGAAGGTATATCAAGATGAAATGGTTCAAAAGATTGGCAAGGTACTTGAGGCTTCAGGTATTGAGATTGATGGCGAGATTGATTTATCTGATCCAAGCCTTACTGATTTCTGGCAGCATGGCGTTAAGCCTCAGCTTAATGAGTCTGGCAATATAGTTGATACTGTTATTATTGATGGAAAGAGAAAGTATTACGAGGTGCAAGACCCACTTCTTCAGGAAATGCTCATAGGGATGAACCCTGAAAGCTATAGCTCTTTTATGAATGTGATGTTCGGTGCGAAAAACTTCTTCACAAGAATGATCACACTGGGAATTGAATTTACTGGTGCAAACCTTGTGCGCGACACTATAGGCGCAACGTTTATCAGTAAGAATAACTTCAGGCCGTTCATTGATTCGTTTAAGGGTATGTATTCATTCATTGCCAGGGATCAGCATTTTCAAGACTTCATGCGCTCAGGTGGTGGATACTCTAGCAGGCTACATGCCACCACAAAAGAAGGCGTAGCTCGTAGAAAAGTATCAGTCGATGAGTTTGGTGTTACTACTGGCCCAGAGCGTATTCTCAGCGCCATTGATAATATTGCAAGTGCCTTTGAGTACGGAACCCGAATAGGTGAGTTCAGGCTTGCCAAGAAGAACAACAGATCAGATCTTGATGCTGCCTTTGCAGCAAGAGAAATATCAACAGACTTCAGCGTTCTTGGTGCTAACCACTTTTTAACTGGCTATATCCGCACAGTTCCATTTTTGAACGCTATGGTTCAATCTCAAGATCGGGTGTTTAGAGAAGCAATTGTTAAGAGGCAGTATGATGGTAACCCATCAGGTATGGCAATGAAGGCATTTTTAGGTTTAACAATTCCTACATTAATCCTGTATCTGATTAACAAAGATGATGATGATTACAAGCAAATTCCTGATTATGAAAAGCGTACCAACTGGCATGTTAAGGTCGGTGATGGTCAATTCATTAAAATACCTCGCCCTTATGATGTTGGCTTTGTGTATGCAACAATGCCAGAGATATTTTTCAAATTTTTAGAGGATGAAAAAGGCAAAGAGTTTAGCGATGGCATGCTGTGGACGCTTACTCAAATGTATGGAATTGACGGTACTCCGGCCATGATGACAGGGTGGTGGGATCTGGTGCGTAATGAGAAGTGGACAGGCGCACCGGTAGTGCCAAGCTCACTATCAAATGTTTCAGCAACAGAGCAGTACACATCAAATACTAGCGAAACGTTTATTCGCTTGGGTGAAGCTACAGGAATGAGCCCTATCAAGGCAGAGCATATGTTTAAAGCCTATACCGGCTATCTTGGTGGTTATTTGATGTGGGGAACAGACCACTTGCTATGGGATGAATCTAAGTTTGGAGCTAAGCCAGATAGCAAGGCTTCTGATAATGTTTTCTTGCGCAGGTTCTTGACGCCAGATGTAAGGCCAAGCAGCTCTGCTATGGAGAAATTTTTCGACCTGAAAGAGAAATCTGACGAGATAGTTTCTACGTTCAAGCAAACCATTGATGTACGACGAGCAATTAAGGGCAAGCTAGGTAAGGGGAAATTCAAGGACGATAAATTCTTTGGGTTGTCAGGAAAAGAAAAGGAGGTTTTGTTTGCGTTAAATGACTCAATGAATCAGCTGATAAAAATACTTTATGGTAAGGAAGGCATTAAAACAGCAGAACTTAGTGTAAAGCATGATAAACAATTAACTGGTAAAGAAAAGCGCCAGAAGCTAGACAACCTATGGCGGGTGCGAAATAAAGCGTTTATGTCATACTACACTAAAGCTAATGAGGCCTTGCAGAAAGCTAAGGTTGAGTCAGAGAAATTAAATAAGGGGAAATAACAATGCCAGTATCAATCATAGGGCCAAAGTTCTACGCATGGGATGCAAACGGTGAACCTTTAGCTTTCGGTAAGGTTTATACTTATCAAGCAAGAACAAATAACCCAAAAGCAACTTATCAATCTGAAGATGGAATTGTAGCTAACACCAATCCTGTTATCTTAAATGGCGAAGGCTATGCGGATATTTATCTTGATGGCTCGTACAAGATTGTAGTTAAAGATATTGATGATAACGAGCGATGGACAGCGGATCCTGTTACGGCAAATCAGGCAGACGAGTGGGTAAACTGTGTTCCAGTAACCTATACAAGTTCAACATCATTTACTATCTCAGGTAATTTTGTTGACCAGTATGAGCCTGGCAGACGGGTTCGTATTGATAACAATGTTTCTGAATTTGCATATTCAACTATTCAAAGCTCCATTCTTTCAGGCCCAAATACTGTTGTCACAGTTTCAGATAGTGTTGTTTTAACTGGCGTAGTTGGTTCTTGTGTATCTGTTATTGGTGTTGACTCAATACCATCATTGAATTTTGATACAGTTTCCGAATTAGAGGAAAGTAACCTAAATATAGGATTGAAAGTAAGTACCAATGGTTACGCTGTAGCTGGCGATGGTGGTGGTTCTGAATACCTGACCGCCGCACCACAAGCAGTTGACGAGGAAGGAAGTTTTACACTGGCCAATGGTAATGTGGCTTTATTGCAGATTAAAGGCGATATTCATGCTATGCAGTTCGGAATATTCCCAGATGTAGTTGACAATAAAACGCCTGCAATACTTGCTGCTATTGATGCCACAATAGCACACCAAATATCTCTAAAGTTCGCGCCAGGTGAATACGTTTTTGATGGGATAACAAGAACGCTGGACGCTGGAAAAGTGAGTATTGTATGCGATTCAGGGATGGCGATATTCAAAGGTACCGCTGACCTAGTTGCAGCAGGCGGTAGAATGTTTCGGTTTGAAAACTCGTCTGCACTTTCGTCACCTATAACAGTCACTAGTAGTGTAGAAGTGAGGGAGGATTATATTGAGGTATCTGACACCTCTGAGATTGAGGCTGGAATGGTGTTTCACATAGCATCAAATATTTTGTGGCCTTATGATAATCGTGGTGCATATTTTAAGGGAGAAAAGCATTTAGTAAAGCGTGTTGATGCTGGACTAAAAAGGGTTTATTTCTATGACCTGGTAAGGGATAACTACACAATTGCAGAAATTACAACCATACAAGCATGGAATCCTAATCACTACGATTTTAAAGGCATTAAAGCGGATATGTCTGAGTTTGGGGGAGTGGTAGGATTTCAACTTAACAGGTCAGCATTTGATTGCATAGATAACGTAGAGGCGGCTGGTAAAGAGGGCGAGTCAAGTACAGCTGGGATTTGGCTGCTAGATTGTATGTCACCCAGAGTTAGTAACTATATAGCTAGAAATATTGGAGGTGGCACAGGTGGGGGGTATGGCATACAGGATCGTGGTTGTGTAGGTTTGATTTTAGACGGTTTTGAGTCTTATGGCTGTCGTAGGGCATTTGATGCTCATTCACAGTCTGGAACTAACAGTTCACCAAGTCGTGATTGTTTGGTTACAAATTTTAAGATCTACGGAGGCGGGGATTACTGGCCAGTTACGGCAGTAGAAAACTACGGTATAGGAAATCATGGTACATCTGAAAATGTGAGATATGGAAACGGGGAGATACACGATTGCTTAACAGCAATTAATTTCAGAGGGGTTAAGCAAACGCTAAACGATATCGATATTTATGGTGCGTGTAACTATCTTGTAGATTTATCTTATGGAGCTGGTGTTGATGCAATAAATGTAAACTACAGGCCTGAAGGGTACCCAAACAAGGGTGCAACACTTGGTGAATTAACCACATTTTATATGCCTATTTGCCTGCTAAGACTTGGAAGGGCATCAACATCAGACGCTAATGCAGATATGTTACTTCCTGTAACCTTGAAGGGGTGTGATGTTGTTGGCGTTGTCACTTCTGCTATATTTAGTGACGGGGTAGATCAGCCTGTAAATAATGTGCGCCTTTACGGAAATACTATTGAACCAAAGACCTCTGCAACACCATTCTACATGGTCAGCGCAAACGGAAGCTTTTTTGATTGCAGCTTTGAAGGTAATTCAATAATAAGAAGAACTAGAGACGTTGCACTAGCAAACGTTCCAGTATTTGGAGGCAAAGAGCCTGTTATTGTTGATGGGACATACTACGCATACATTGCAGATCAGAGTGCTTCAACAGTGGGAACATTCTTAACACCAGATGGTGCAAGGTTAACATTTTCAATAAGTGGAGATACATTAGGGCGTGGTATTTATGAGTTTAGAGCGAATTCAGCAACTCATACAATTGCGGGTGCAATAACATTCACCAATCTAGAGGCCACGGCGTCACCTGATAGCCTGGATGGCACATTCGGAACTAATGGCAAGTTCACAATCGGGCTTACGCCTGAAGGTAAACTTGTTGCTGAGAACAGAATAGGAACAAACAAGGTATGGAGGTTTAAATTACTGGCTTAACCGCCTTCTTTTTGCATAATTCCTAGCGCGTCTTGAAAATATTTTCTTGATGCGCTTTAGGTATTCTATATCGCCTTTCTTTAAGTCAAGTTCGTTGTTATTTTCAAGCCATTCAACTTTATCAATACCAATTTTTTCAATTAAATTAATTCGATATTTGGCGTCAACCGTTGCGGCTTTAGCTGAAAACTTACCACCACCTGCATTGCAAGATTTGCATTGCTTGTGGACATTAAAAAGAATAAACCTTAATTGACCTTTAGCTCCTCTTGTCATGAAGTGACCAGCATCCCAGCAGCCACCAGTTTTATAGCCTTGCTCTGCCTCAATAACCTCCCTTGGTTTGCTGCAACTAATACATGGATTGAGGTAATCCCTAAGCCTTATGTACTTGTTGAATGCTGTTTGAGCTTCTGAAAGCCACTTTGATTTAGGTTTTATACGATCCTTGTCGGCCTTCAGCTTTGACCTCTCGGCTTTGTGCTCTTTCTTGGCGTTAGTATTAGCCTTTGCCAGTTGTCGCTCTCTTTGCTTCTGTTGCTTTGTATAGGCGTAATTTGTGGCACAATCAAGAGAATGGAACCTGCCAGCAGGGAGGCATAGCATTTTTTCACCTTCAAACCTTTCTTTGCAGCCGCAGCACTTATATTTTTTCATTCTTCACACATTCTATATTTATTATTTCCTGTGATAGTGACGTACTTGCTTCGCTCAAGTTTAGATAAAACTCTATGAGCGTGAAGCTCACGCATATTTAATTCATCACATATTTCAATGAAACTTTTATCACCTTTAGCCTTTAAATAAACCAGTATATGACCCGATGCCTTAGATACACTTAGCCTTTGTGCAACTTTTGGAAACTGTAAAGTTAATGCTCTGATTATCCTTGCAGCGTCATCACCTGTAATCTCACTCATTAGCTCAAGCCAATGCAGGTTACTTTGAACGCTGTTGTTACATAGGCGTCATCAGATCCATGCTTTCGTATATCTAAATATTGATTATTAGCAACTTCATCAATTTGATTAATATTGCACACAGCCTCTATCTCTCGTGTTTCTAGCTGTTCGGTGTCGTTCGGATATTGGAATATCCCGGTTATTTCTATTTTCCACTTAAAAGTCATTTCGTGGAAAATCATCTTACTGTTACCCTTTGTAACGCCTGCAATGTTAATAGCTCGCACAGGATTAATATGTGATACTTTTCTATCCGCAATGATACTGTCATTACTCATTGGGTCAGGGTCTTTCCAACTTATTACCAAGCCTAAGATTTTTTTTCTGAAATTATCAGTCTTGTTTGTTTTCTTCTTCATAGTTGCTCACTTATTTATTAAAGCCCTGAAAGCGTTTTCCGAAAATGCTAATACAGCATTTAGCTGCTTGATCTTCAGTTAAACCGCTTAGGCTGATCATATTTACTGGTATGCCTGATATTATTGGCGTGTAGAGTTTTGTTTTAGACTTCATTGATTAACTCATATCAGTAAGCTGGCAAATAACATTTTCAACCTGTGCTTCGCTTTCAAATGTACGAGATAAGATAAATTTCCAAACAACAGAAAAGGCTTTCTTATAAAAAACCATGAATTCATCTTGCCCCATCGAATTAAAGTTAATCGATCGAACTTTTTTCTTAACACCTGAAGGCATTATTACTAAATCATAATAGCCAGTTTGTTCTTTCACCCAATCGTGAAGGTCTTTCTTGGACTTCTCAGGAGATTCAATTGTTAATGCACGCCTTTCCCTTAACTCAACCAAGAACGCCTTAGCAGCGCCATGTATCGCGCCAGAATTGCCACTCCTTGCATCAAGCCACTTAGAAAACTTCTTCAGAGTTGCTATTTCACTTGGCGCAAGTAAACCGCCCTTTGGCTCCCAATAGTCCATTGCAAGCTCAAGAAGGCCACCAAAATACAGCTTATGATGTTTTAATGATCTGGCGCTAACTTGAATCAGCTCAACCCTAAAGGCCTTGCCTGTCTTAACTGATGCAATGGCCTCTTTATCTGCCTCGGTAGCAGGAACAAGGTTGCCTGCAATTTTCTGGACTGTTAGCTCAATCGGCATTTTTTTAGTCCTCCTCATCCTTTACAGCTTGCTCAATAGCCAATTTCTCAAGAATATAACTAAGCCCGTAAGCTTCATCGTAAAGATTACCGCCAGTGATGCTTATGCCATCAATATCAAAAGGCTTGCACGTTCCAGAAATGAATACATCAGTTAAATCAACATGAATTTCACCAGGGGCGTATAATTCCTTGGGTGTTGCTGGCGCCACTGTTGCCTTCACTGTCAGCTCAACAGACCCACCAAGAAGATAATCAAATACTACGTGTGATTTTTTCATGATTTCACCTTGTCACTTGATATACACGTAAGTCGAGCTATTTCATTTTTCACACCAGCGTCAACTGATGACGTTTTATCATTCTCATCAGTGAAAGGAGATTCCATTAATTCTAGATGCTTTTTCGATTTAGAAATTGATTCAGCTCTTTCGATAAGAAGATAAGAGTTTTCTGGCCCAGACAAACCAAATGCAAACGGTGCTATTGGGCTCACTTCATATTTCAGCATTATGCTTATCTCGTGATCTGAATATTCGCCTGAAGATGCTCTATCTTTCCATTGAGGTAAAAGTTGAATACATTCCTCCGCTCTCTGTCGAAGATAGAATGAATCCTGTGTATCAAGATCCCAAGTGCCTATTTGAATTCTTGCAAGACATCCAAGTGGGGTGTTAGCAAGTTTTGCTGCAGCAATTATCGCGTCAGCAGTAATCTCTCCACCTTCAATATGCCTGATAAGGTCAGCAGGCTTTGGGAAGAACTGTCCTGACTTTGTATCTGCCAGGTGCTGGCTTGCTGCTTGGCTTACTTGGTCAATAGTGAACTTTTGAAGTGCGCCAAAATATATTTGCATGGCTATTTTGCCAAACTTATCTTTTTGGTAGCAATCAGACAAACTATCAAGCAGCTCTTTGAATCCTGTTTTGTCAGCGTCATTCATGATCTATCGTCTCCCCGCCAGTGTATGAGCCATCAACACCATTTGCCCAATCCAAAACCTCTTGCTCTCGCTGATCAGATGCATTGACGTTTTTAGTGTATCCAATGAACATTTCTAGCTTTTCATCACTTCTGCAAATAAGCGTAAGCTCATCATAAATTCTGCACTCTGGATTGCTCTTAGGATCTTTGCCCATGTGATAGCTAGAACCTGCACAGCCATCAATGGCTAGCTTTATCTGTTCACTACTGTACGACTTCAGTCTTGCTTTGATCTTATCAATACGCCCCTTGGTTGGCTTAGTGGTTGGCCCCTTGTCCATAACTTCACGCCAATATTCAAAGATAGGATAAACAGGATCAGGAACCGGAGGTGACGTATGTGTTTTATCTTGGTTCTTGGTTAATGGTTCTTGGTTCTTGGTTAATGGTTCTTGGTTCTTGGTTAATGGTTCTTGGTTAGCTTTGCGTTCGCTTTCTGCTGGGTTAGCTAAATTAACCGACTGGGTTTTTTTAGCTTTGCGTTCGCTTTCTGCTGGGTTAGCTTTAGCTTTTTTAGGTCTGCCACCTTTCTTCCCGTTAACCCTTGCTGACTCTGCCTTTGAGTGGTAGCTAGCTATTTCACTGTCAATGCGATTTTGCTTAAATCCATCTTCAGACTCAATAAAGAAATCTTCCAATACAGTTTGAATTTCTTCCTTGTTATCCTTCATATTTATAAGTCGAGACAATTTAACAACATCATTAATCAATGGGCGTTCCGTATCGTAATACAATTCAATCAGCCTTCTGTAAGCAAGATCTTCAGTATTACTTAGGTGTCGAGTTGCCTTAGCATAGTCACCAATATTAAATTGGTAGTAATGCATGATTATTTAACTTCCTTTTTATGAGCTGCCTCGATTAATTGTTCGACAATCCCCTGTTTAGTTTTGACAGGCATATGGTTGGCCTCTCTTACTTCAGAAATCTCAATGAGCTTCTTATTGAAATGTGGATTTAGATGTAATGTTGTCTTTTTAACTTCTTTCATGACTACCTCTATGCGTTTATTTATGACTGAAATATAAGCGTTAAGCTTGGTATAGTCAATATATAAAATAATTATAAATAACCATTGATCTAATTTTATATCTATACTATAGTTTCAATCATCAACAAGGAGAAGCAAGTGAGTGATACAGCTAAACAGATTCTTCTCTGCTTTATTGCGCTATTCATTCTTGGTTTAGTTGGCCAGATGGATTACGAAGAAGCAGAAAGCAAGGTTACTAAGTATTGCCAAATGACTAAAGAAGGTCACTGGAAAAAGTTTGATAAGTCAATTAAGTGTGAGGCTAGTGAATGAATTTTATGTCAAAGGATAGTGAAATGATTTGCGTTAATTCTTATCACACTGATAAGCATTTAACTGAGCAGGATCAGCAAGAGCAGCGTGAAGTGTGGGTTGAAGGGCACCGTGATGAGTTGTCTGGAAAGCTGGTTAATGGAGCAAAGGTGAGATTGTCAGGCGGTAATTATATTGATTACTCAGAAGTTACTGACAACTTAGGCGAAGAGTTCTGGTCGTATCTTCAGAGCTTTCACGGATCACTTGAAGG